AATCAATTGCACAGGAGATTTTTGATCTTCATGCAGGATTCCGACCCGCGACTCCAAGAGAAGTACAAGACTTTTACTCTTAATTTGGAGGGATTTAATTGCAAGAGATTCATAACGGGACCACAGACTATATAGAATTAACTATCTTCAAGAATGGGGTGGAAACCTCCGCTGATGGTACAGTTAATGTTTCTCTCTATGACGTTTCTTCTTTTAATTCAAGTGCTAGTACAGCATTAGTAACAGCATCCGCAACTGCTACCGCCCCACTTGGTACATACATATATCAAGTGGGGCCAAGCGTTACTTATCTTAATAGAACAATTCGTGCAGATTGGTCCTATTCTCTTAATAGTGCTTCCACTACACAATCAACGTTTTTTAATGTTGCAACCCCATATTCAACTGTTTCCGATATAATTGATTACTATAATTTGGGAACAAAACCATCCGATCTTAACTATAAATCTCCTGAACAAATTGTTCAACTTGAAAAGTTAGCCAGAACTGTTATTCATGGTTATGCAGGTCAGCAGTTTGGACGAAGGGCTGGAAGTCAAGAAGTGTTTGGGTTTGGCTCAGATGCTTGTTTCCTTACAGAGCCAATGATTGACCTAACTAAGATGTACGAGAATGATATTCTTGTTTATGACACAACTGCTAGCCCAGTTATGAATCAATTTGGATTTGATTTAACAATTACTCCAACAGGTAAAACTATAAGAATTGTGAATGCTGGGTGGGATGTTCGTTATGATAATAATATTGATCCATCAATTCTTTATTATGGTAGATTCCGTAACAATTCTCGCTATAAATTTGAAGGAACAATAGGGTGGAATTATGTACCAACCGATGTTTCTTTGGCCTCCCTGCTCCTTGTGGGTGACCTTATGGCTAATGATGCAGCATGGAGGGTCAAGTATCTTGAAGAAATTACAATGGGTGAAGTTAGGTTTAAGATGAAGCCGGGAGCATTCAATGGTACGGGTAATCTTATCGTAGACAACATTCTTGATCAATATCGCAATGTGGGGATAGTGATCATCTAATGATTAATTCCTTAATTGGAAGCATCATGAATATGCAGTGCGATGTTTATACTCAGCAAAATTCTCAAACATCTAGCGGAGCAATTCAAAGGACTTGGGTCTATCACACTACAATTGATTGTCGGATAGAGCCAATTAAAGCCGGTAAATCTGTTAGTACCTCAGACAACAAATCGTTTGATAAAGAGTATGAAGAAAATTTAGAACTTAAAGTAAAATCTGCAATTCCCTTAAGCAAAAGGTCTAGAATTACTGCGGTTCGGGCGAGTAGCGGAGAAATTGTATATAAAGAACTTGATAGATACAACTCCCCAGATATGATCTTTGAAGTAATGTCTTCTCATGCAGAAATTGATCCATTGGGAAGACTCAATTACTATCAATCAACTGTCAAGAGAGTGCAGGTGCAGGATAATGATACGAATTACAATTAATCCTGCCGACATTAAAGTTGCTACTGCTAGAATAGAAAATAAAGTAAATCAAGTAGAGTTTGCTGTTTCACCAAAATCCTTGACAGAAATTGCAAAAGCAACTTTTACTTTAACTGGTAGAAAATTCATAAGAGATTTGTCTGCTGAAGCAATTGCCGATCCTGCTAAATTTCATCACATATATGAATGGGGAAAAGTGGGAAGCCCTGCTAGTAAACTTTTTATATTAAAAAGAACAAATGTCCAGTATGGTAATTTAGTTGTACAAATTGAATTATTAAAATCTAATACTATTGTTCCAATTAATCCAGAACTTTTAGTTCCCGGTCCAACAGGTAGAAGTGTTTCTGCTCAACATATTTTTAAAGAAAAAGCCAAAATTATGGAAGAAGGAAAACCAATTAACATTTCTTCTAGTAGGGTAATGACTTTTTATGCTAAAGATCAAGGAATTGTGTTTGTCCCAGCAGGTACAGTAATTCATGTAATGCATCCCGGTGGAGAAAAAACTGCTGGAGCATTGGCAGAATACGCTCACTCTTGGTATGCAACTAGACCTAACATGATTATTGAAAGTTCTAGGCTTATTGGACAAATTGGAAACGCAGTCGCGGCAGCAGTTAATATTCAGGGTTCTTCTTTCTCTACTGTTTACTCTGCAATCAAGAAAGTAACTTCTGCTTATTCTGAAGAACTGGTAGTGTTGTAATATGGCTGATTATAATTCTTTAGCAATAAATGATATTAGAAATTATTTGTGGTCCCAACTTAAATCCTATAGCATACTTGATGAAAATAATTACTATGCAGATGGATTTGATCAACCTTTAGTTCCAATTATTCCTGCACAACAAGTACCAGAATTCAATAATTTGCTTCCAGCCAAGACTTATCTTGTTTATGATCATGAAACTTTACCTATCAAACAAGATTGGTGGACAATAGATGAAATGATTAATTTTATGATTGTTTCACCTCAGTATGATGAGGTGCAAAAAATTATGAATTTTATGATTGATATTTTTAGAAGATATGATGATTCTGCTACTGAAATTAAAGCCTCCAGTATTTTGTCTAATAATTTTATTTTTTACTATACTGCTGTAGAAGGAGTTAAGGCTCCTCAGGCTAGTAAACAAGAAGCAGGATTAAAAGTAGGACAAATTAGCATTGTTTACTGCTATAGTAGAATTGCCCAATCTACAGGTCGCTTTTAGTAAATAATCTGATATTATATTACTGAGGAAGTGTAATGCCAATCTTTGGAAAAAGGTAGGTGAAAAAATAATATGGGTAACGTAAAAAATATTATCGTAGGCGCAGCACGGGTGTTCGTTTCTAATGGAAATGGATCATTCCGTCCAGACCTCACAAGTTCTGCTGTATTCCCAATCGTTTTAAACGGTAGCACTATTACACCAGTCACTGGATCAGTGGCAGGCATTTCAACCCCCCAGTTCCTTGGCGTAAATGCCGCAGCGTACTGGAAAGATATGGGTTACACCAACAATGGTGTTGAAATCTCATACGAACCCGGTTACGGTGACGTAATGGTTGATCAACTTCTTGATGCTGCTCGTTTATTCAAGCAGACTCTTAAGATCATGATCAAAACAGAAATTACAGAGGCAACTTTGGAAAATCTGAATATTGCTCTTGGTCAGTCTGATCAGGTTGTTACATACAGCCCCGGCGCAATTGGAGGAACAGCAGCAACAACTGATACTCTTTCCACATACACCGCTTCTGCTCAGGCTTTACGTCTAGCAGCAGGTGCCTTGGGAGATGCTCCAGTTGAGCGCACTCTTGTTCTCGTTGGTAATGCTCCCGGTCAATTCGGTCGCAATTATGCTAACGTCACGACTACAACCAGTCCAACTGGTTCAGCAGCCGCTGGAACAATGACTGATGTAAGTACAACCAAGAACAGAGAACGTATCTACGTCGCACGGCGTGTTGTGCAAATGAGTACAACTGCACATTCACTTAAGCGTGATTCAGCAACAGTATTCCCCGTTGAATTCCGTTGTCTTCCTGATGATGACGACAAATTTGATGGTGCAGAATACGGGTTCCTTGTGGACCGCGTGTACGGCGCTTAATAAATTCGCAATACATAAATACCCCCAATTCTCACGACTGGGGGTATTTATGTTTTATACAACCATTTTGCTATAATCAAGTAGAGAAAACTGGAGGATTTAAATGGCAAATACTGTCTATGAAGTTGTTAATATTCAACTTTCCAATGGCGTTGAAATTGAAATAAGACCACTTACAATTAAAAATTTAAAAAAGTTTACAACAATTATTAAAAAACTCAGTGAAGCAGACCTTGAGGATGAAACAGCAGCAATGGATATTTTTGTTGAGGCTGGAATGATTTGTATGCAGCAGTTTAATCCTGAATTGGCACAGGATAAAGAAATTTTTGAAGATGTCATTGAAGTTCCTACTCTTATGAAGATTCTGGAAGTTGCGGGAGGGCTTAAAATAAATGACCCAAACTTCCAAACGGTGAACAATCTAGATGGGATGATCTAGATTTAGTAGCCTTAGAAAGTGAAGTTTTCTTGTTGGGAAAGTGGAAAAATTATAATGAACTTGAAGAGAATCTGTGTGTTGATGAATTAATAGCAATACTTAATGCTATTAGGGATAAGGAACAAAGGGAAAGAAAATTCCTCGCAGCAATTCAAGGAATTGATTTAGATGATGACCAGCAAGATGAAGGAGATATAACTGAATTGAGTGGATATCAAGCAAGAGAGGCCGGATTCGGTATAAACATGGGCTTAGGCTACGCAGAAGTGGGTGGCGAATAATCTATGTCTAATGTAGTTAATGTTCATTTTACTGGAACTGCAAACTTTGGTCCAGTAAGGGCACAACTAGCATCGCTACAAGCGGCTATGTTGGAAATGAACGCTACTTCCGCAAAAATGGGTGGATTCACTGGTGCCCAACTTTCTGGAGTTAAACAAGCAGAGGCGGGGATGCTTGCTGCCGCTCGCGCAACAGGTGCGTTTAAAGTACAAACTCTGGCAACAACTTCTGCTGCTGAAAGACTAACAATGCAATTCACCAAGGGGAAATTCTCCCTTGGACAGTATTTTACAATGATGCGTGCCGGAGCAAAAAGCGCCACTGCTGAAATTGAAGCAGTAGCACTTGCACAAGCAAAATTAAAGAATACAATGATGATTCCCTCTGCAACAAATGCAGGGATGGCTCACTATGTAACTAATATGAGTTCAATGGCAAATGCTGCTACTGTTTCTGCTATTAAACAACAATTAGTTAATACTGCTTGGGCACAAGGCAGTACTCAACTTATTAACTTTGGTAAAAATACTCAATGGGCCGGTCGTCAGTTGATGGTTGGTTTTACTATGCCAGTGCTAGCCTTAGGTGGCGCACTTGCGGCAATGTACTATCAGATGGACAAGAACCTTACCATGTTGCAGCGCGTGTATGGAATTGGTGGAAATGCCGGAGGAATGTTCCAAAATGTTCTTCCTTCAGATGCTGAAATTGCTGACATTAGAAGTAAAGTTATTGCTCTTTCTTCAGAAGTCGCTAAAACATATGGGATTAGTGCTAAAGAAACAACTAACGTAGCACAGGCGTTTGCTGCTGCTGGATACACTCAGCAAAAACTTCTTGATATGACTGCAACTGCAACTAAGGCAATGGCTCTTGGTGACACTACAATGGAAGAATCAGTTAAAGCGTCGATTTCTTTGCAGAATACATACAAGATTAGCACAAACGAAGTTGGCAATGCCATGAACTTCTTTTCCGCTGCTCAGGCTGCTACCAGTACTAATATGAAAGATTTGATTGATGCTATTCCTCGCGTTGGTCCAGTAGTTAAGAACCTTGGAGGTTCCTACAAAGACCTTGTTGCAATGATTGTTGCCCTTAAAGAGGGCGGCGTTGCCGCTGGAGAAGGCGCTAACGCCATTAAAAACTCTTTACAAAGAATTGTTAGTCCTACTCAAAAAGCAACAGAAATGCTTTCTGGATTCGGCATTAATCTGAAAAATATTGTTCAAGCAAATGCCGGAGATTTGGTAGGAACAATTCAAGAACTTCAGGCACATTTAAGCGCACTTACCCCTTTGGCTCGTCAGCAAGTGTTGACAGAACTTTTTGGCAAGTATCAGGCATCAAGAATGTCTGCCCTGTTTGAAAATTTTAATAAAATGGGAACGCAGTCTGCAAAAATTATGCAAATGCAAGCATTATCTGCTAAACAATTAGGAGATATTGCTACTCACGAAACTCAACAAATGCAACAAACCGGATATGGCGGATTTAAAATTGCCATTGAAACTCTTAAAACTCAACTTATGCCAATTGGAGAACAATTTCTTGATATTATTACTAAAATTGTTAAAGGTATTGGATGGTTTGTTGAGAAGTTATCATTTTTAACTCCATATAAAAACGTTTTGCTAGCAGTTCTTGGCGGCGTAGCAATTACAGGACCAATTTTGATGATTACTGGTTTGTTTATGAACCTTGTTGGACAATTTATGAAATTAATCCTGTGGGGTAAAATGTTTGGACAGGGACTTAGAGCCGCATTTACTCAGGGCGGCGGAATTGTAAATGGTTTTAAAACCGTACTTTCTGGTTTAAGAAACTTTTTTAAAGAAGTAGATATTCAAGAAGAGGCATTAAAGAATACTACTGTTGAAACATCCTCAGCCTTTGAAAGTTCAGCAACAGCAATTACTCTTCTAACAGAAGCAATGGATAAATATATTGCTGCTTTGCGCGAAACTGCTCAAATGCAAGGAACTGTTAAGGCAAGTGCAGTAGGTTTAAGAAATGGAGTTGCTGGTTCTGCCGCATCAAGCGCACCTGTTAGCCCTACTGCTATGTCAAATCTTGCAGCAGCCGCTGTTTTGCAACAACAACGCGGTAATTTTACGTCATTATCACTTACTGGTCAGGCTAAAGCGTCAGGAACAGTTAGTTCGGCTGGTGCGACTGGAGTTACATTAATTCCAAAAAGTCTTAATACCGCACAGGCTTCGCTAGGAAGTAGGTCGTTGACGTACTTTAGCGAAGCGCAAAGACTAAATCTTGAATCTACTCTACGATCAAGCGGTGAGCATAAAGCATTGAATGCAAAAATTACTGAAGATTTATTACTTTTAGATGAAACGTCAAAAAAACAAATTGTTGGAAATCAAGTAATTTTATCTACAATAGAAACAAGGGCTGCTAAAGAAGCCGCAGTCAGCGCAGCCTACACTACTATTGCATCTTGGGCAGAAAAAATACAAAATGGTACTGTTGAAGAAGCAGCATTGGGTCAAGAAAAATTAACTGAATTAAATAAAATTAACAATGAATATATTCGATGCACACAAAGAATTCAACAAATAAATGTTGATCTTGGTAAAGAAAAATTGAGTACTGAAGAGAAAAATAATTTGAAACTTCAACTTACTGAAGAATATGCAATTCAAAGGGCCGAGTTAATTAAACAAAATGATCTTCTTTCTCAAGAAGATATATTTATTGCAAAAAGAGCAGAAATTCAGAAAGAACTTCTTTCTATTGCAGAATTACAATTAAGTGATGGAGAAAAAGTAGAAGTACTTGATCAAAAAATAACTGAATTGTCAATGGAAGAAACACGAATTTTAACTGAATATAATGCAGTGCTTTCACAGAGATATAATCAACAATTGCAATTGTCAGCAGCAGACGGAAGAATGTCAAAGATACTCCTTGCCTCTATGCAATTGGGTTCACTTGGATGGACAACTAAAAATGCTGCATGGAATGACGCAAATAAGAGCGCCACAAGATCACATGATACTTCTCAATCTACCTTGAATAGAATTTCAAAAGAAATTGCACTTACGCAAGCCCTACAAAGAGAGGTTGGAGTAACTGATGAAGCAGTTATAGAAGAAAGTTCTTTAAATGTTGCTCGTCAACAACTTATAGAAAAATATATATTGCAAGGGATGACTACTGAAGAAGCAGTACTCGCGGCTGTTGCTAGAGAAGAAGAACTTGCAGCGGTACTTGAAAGGCGTCTGGCAGAAGAAAAACTAGAAATAACAGCCCTTACAGATTTGACTGCAATGACAGAAAAAGTTACTCAACTGATGGGATTGCAATCTTACACATTAACTATTGAAAATATGGCTGCAATTGAAAAACATATTGTTGCTCTTGAAGCACAAAGAGAAAAATTACTTGCATTAGGAGTTAGAACAGATGCTCAAAATATTGCAGTTACTCAATTAACAGAAGAAATAAATTTGTTAAAGCAAAAATATGCAGCAGCCGTCCCACCGGGTGGCGGAGTCGCTGGCGGCGCAGGTGCCGGATGGAAAGGTGCAGTCGGTAAAGCCAGCATGGGTGTTGGTATGGGCGCTATGATGGCTCCTATGGCTTTAATGCCTCTAGGTGAAAAAATGGGTGGCAAAAATGGGGCGGCAGTGTCAGGTGCCGGTCAAGGAATGATGTATGGTGGCATGGCTGGAATGGCACTTAGTATGGCTGGCCCTTACGGTCAAGCGGCAGCCCTTGCCCTACCATTTATTGGTGCTGCAATTGGAGGCATTAAAGGATATACCGATGCCGCTAATGAAGAAATTAAAAAAAGAGAACAAGAGCGGGCAGATGTTATTAAAAGTTCTTATGAGGTCAGTAGTGCTGCAATAGATGCATTCGGCAAAAAAATGAATAATTTTGCTAACGTTAATCTTGCTCAAGCAGGAGTTGTTGTTCAAGAAAATCAAGACGTTGTTGACAAATTGGCAGAATCTTATAAGGCTGCTACAGACGAACAAACTAAAAATTATTTATCTACTTTGCAAAAACAAAGATTTGGCACTCCAGAGGGAGAAACTAATGGGTTTCAAACATTCCTTTCAGGACTAGCAAATGTTGCTACAAAAATTCCTACTCCGACTGCTCAACTATTTGGAAGACTTGCACAAGGGGCAAAAATAGGTGAGGTGGGAGGACTTTTTGGTGCAGCAGAAGAACAAAAAGCGCAACTTGCAGAATATCAAAGGGGTTTGAAAGAAAAATTTTGGACAGATGTTGTCAATGGATTGACTAGCGATAAAGCCGCAGAGGATATCCTTGGAGTAGCAAAGGCTGTTGGAGATGAAGGATTTGCTACTGCTAACTTAACATCTTCTCTTAAACTTTCTTTAAGTAAAAACAAAAATACTGCTCAACAACAAGCGTTTGCCAATGTCCTTGGTTCTGGACTTTCTCTTCCTATGACAGATATTATGAAAACTGGAATGGTTGGATTAAATTCTGGTGGCGGATTTGCTAGCCGCACCGCCGCTGGAGTGGGCTGGACAGATGTTGCTTCTTCTCGCGCAGCAGCAGCAGGAAAAGAATTAACTCAATCTCAAATAGATAAAATTGGTGCTGCTCAGACTGCATATAATGATGCTATTACTGCAACGTCAAAAACTTTGTATTCTGCAATTTCAAATGTTGACCCCAACGTCTTTGCCCATCTGTCTGATGGACTTTCTAAAACCAATAAAGGTTTAATGTTTTCAGCAGAAGCATTTACAAAAATTAAAGATCAAGTTGCTCAGTCTAATCCAGAACTTGCATCTATGATGGAAACATTAAAAAATACTAATACTCCTATTAAGGATGTTTATGAGGCATTAAACTTAATGTCTCAAGGATTAATTAGCACACAAGAAGAATTAATGGCTGTTGCTCAAAGTGCTGATTCTCTAGCAGCAAGCCTTGCCACATCAGTACAGCAAACAACAATTTCTACTGCTTTGGGTGGAACTTCTATTGGATCACAAGTTAAAGATATGATTTCAAATCAAGCAGTTCCTTCTTCTAGTGCTGCTGGTGGCGGCAACGGTGGAGGAGGTGGACCTTCTCCAGAAGAAACCGCCCTACAAAAACTTATTGACATTCGTAAAAAATCTATTGATAATATTAATAAAGAGACGGATGCTCGTCAGAAACTCTATGATGCTAAGCGTAAGGCTATTGAACAAGACGTAACTTTAATGAATTTGCAATCAGATGTTGCTAATGCTATGGCATCAGGCAACCTTCTTGAGTTGGCTAAGGCTCAAAATACATATAATAATGAACTGAATAATCAGGCTGCTCTTAAAAAGAAAGAAGCCTTAGATAGTGCAGATCAAAATAGAGTTGATGCTCTTCAAAAACAAATTGATAAATTACAGAAAATGCTTGATAAACTTAACAAGGCTTCTTCTGGAGGTTCTGGCGGTGGCGGTGGAGCCGCAACAGATACTGCTAAACAACAACAAAAAATGGCAGAGATGAGAGCGCAGGCCGAACAAACTTCAACAGACTTATTAAATAATTTGTTAAGTACAGATAAAAAATATAACACTGTTGCTGAAGCCATGCAAAATGATGCGTTAGCACAAAAAATTAAATTTTTAGAAAAACTTGGTATTCCAGAAAGTTTTATTCAAGACAAAATTATTAATACTGCTAATAAGGCTAATTTATTCTTTAAAAAAGATTTTATGAATGTTGGTGACGATGTAAAAAAGAATGTTTCTAAAACATTAGATTTAATTAGTGGATTGTCTGTAGACTCTGCTACTAAAGTAAAACTTGCGAATGAAGTTGCTGTTGATGCAACAAAAGTTTCTACTAATAGTCTTACTCAAAATGTTCATGATATTAATGCCTTGCTTGCAAAGTCTGGTTTTAAACCGGGCAGCAAAGAGTATGAACAATTGAAGAAGGGTGCAACCGATCTGTTTGGACTTAAGTATGTAGACACAGGATTAACTGAAAAGAAAATTGTTGAAGTGGCAAATGCTGTTAAAACTGAATGGAATCAAAAAGGATGGACCGACACCTTTGGGCTAACTAAAGATGATGCTGCAAATATTACAACTTCATTTAATGATGCTATCACTGAGGGACTTGGAATTAATGGAGCAAAGAAACGTGCAATGGAAACTGTGGCACAGACACTTCAACAAAAATTAAATAGTGGAGCAATTAATCAAGAACAATACAAGAAGGGCATGAAAACTCTTCAAGGATGGATTTCAAAAAATCCTTTCCATGTCCCCGGTGTCCTTGAAGTAAATGGAACTACAGCCACAGCGGGAGGAAAGAATGTTTCTGCTGCTCCTTCTGGAGTGTATGCAGGAAGCGGAATTCCTAAAGAAAATCCATCACTTATTCCTGCACCACCAGAGTCTGGACCTTGGCAGAGTTTTATGAATATTATTTCTACTGGATTGAAACTTATTGGCTCTGCATTTGATATTTTCATCATGCAACCAATTCGAAGTATCCTTGGCACTGTAACTACAGTATTCACAAATATACTAACATTTGTAACAGGAGTATTTCTGGCAGTTGGACAAATTGTAAATACTATTGTTATTCAACCACTATTTAAACTTTTTTCAAAAGTTTCGGGGTGGATAAATGATAATGTAGTAACTCCTATTAAAGACTTTTTTGCACCAATTGTTGGATGGATAAATGATAATGTAGTGCAACCCATGCTAAATATTTTTAGGCCAATCGCGCAATGGTTCTTTGATTATGTAATTTCTAGAATTGTAGATAGGTGGAATACTATTGTAACTGCTGTAACAACTGTTGTAGATACTGTAAAAGGAATTTGGAATGGAGTTGTAACATTTTTTCAAACTGAGATTATTGATAAGATAAAGGGAGCATGGAATTCTTTTACAACTGGCATTACTGAGGCATTTTCTGGTAGTGCTACAGATATTGCTAATCATTTTATTGATGCTTTTAACGTTATTAGAAATGCTGTTGTTGATCATGCTGGATGGCTTAGTGGACCAATTTCAGCAATTTGGCCTATAGTGCCACATATTGGCGCTCAAGATGGTGGGTATATTAGTGGACCCGGTACGGGAACCTCTGACTCTATTCCTACCATGCTTTCTAATGGAGAATATGTTATTCGTGCAAGTTCCGTATCAAGATACGGTCAACAAATGCTTGACATGATTAATTCAGGTAACTACAGCCCTCAATTTAATTCCCCCACCGCAAGGTCTAATTATAGTACAGACGGGCTTGTAGGAGAGTCTTCATCAATGTCCAATGTAGAGTATAATATTAATGTAAACGTAGCGGGAAGCAATGCTGATCCTAATGATATAGCCTCCGCCGTTATGAATGCTCTTAAACAGAAAGAAGCCGCCAATATGACACGTAGGAATATAGGATGAGTAAAGGATTCGGCATAGCAGGACTTCAACTATACACTAGCGATCCAAGTATTCCCGGTGCTAACCCTACATCATATATTATTACTGATCACAATAGGTCTCCAATTCAAATTGCTTATGAAAGAGTTGAAAATTCTTCTCGAATGGCTAATGGAACTCTTCGTCGTTTTATTACTGCCAATAAGAAAAAAGTAAATGCATCATGGTCAATGGTTCCAGCAGCGGGAGGTTATAGTTTTACTTCTGATGGCAATCTTGGTGGGGCATGGTTAAAATCTTTTTTTGAGGAAAATGTTTACAATCCCATCTGGGTTAAATTAACCTATGCAGATGAAGCATGGAGATTTCAAAATACTGTTTCTAATCCAGATAGAACTCAGGCAACAAATCAAACTTTTAATCGTACGGCACAAAACACCGGAGTTCAAAATACTTTTCAAGCATCTAGCGTGGCGTTTGGAACGTTTTCTTCAGGAGTAAGTACCGCAAGTGTTTACACAGTAACGCCACATAATTTTAGTGCTAGCAGCGAAGTAATGATTTCTGGAGTTAATCAATTATTTAACGGTACATGGATTACAACATCTTCTGTAAGTTCAAGTGTATTTACTTTTCAATATGCAGCAAATAATAATGCTTCTGCTAATTTTAAAATTAACTCTTACGTACAAAGCGGGGCAAGCGTAACCTTTAACGTTGATAATAACGATTTTCTTCAAATAAATGCTAGTGTTGTTGTGGCTAATGTTAAAAATAATACTGGTAACTCTATTGATGGAACATGGAAAATTGTGTCAAAAACTGGACAAACATCCTTTGTAGCCACCAACGCAGCCCTGTCTCAGACAACAGGTATAGGGCAATACGGCGATGCAAACATTTTATCTTCTGCATCTTACCTATCGGCGGTTAATGCTCAGCAGCCCCTTGTTACAGGTCCAATTATTTCTTCTGATATACTTAAAGTATTCATAACAAATTTTACATACAATATTAACAAGCGTTTAACACTTACTGATTATGTTGATATGAGTATAGAGTTCACGGAGATATAATGCTTTCACTTAGCGGAAATTCAGAGCAGGCGTTTGCTTCACTGAATTCTATTCAGGCTAATCCACAAGTCTGGACTGAGTGGAATTACAATGAAATTTCTAAACCATATGTGGTATACTCAAATGCTAGCAATCCACTGAATGCTGCAAGTGCTTTAAAGTATCGTAGCAACTGGGACGCACTTGGTATATCTCATGGAAAAATTTATAATGTAACTTCTGGTGGGTATAAAAGGGAAGTAGACTCAGATTCTAGTGCTGTTGTATTAGAAGCATCTACGGGAAATTCAGAATCTTTCTCTGCCAGTGTTGCTGTGAATGGACCGGGATATTATAAATTAATTTTTTATGCTCGCGCAGACATTCAGAATGTTTACGGTACAACCAATAAAGTAAATGATAGCGTAGTTGTTAGTGGTTCAAGTGCAGGGGGGACATCAACCTATTACTATCGCGTTATTCCAAGATCACGTTCATATACTCAAATCAACTTTGATGCAACTGGAAGTGATGCCATTGTTGCTAAAACCTCGTTGGCTTCATTAAAATTAACATGGTATGAAGATGATAATGCCTTGGCGTACGATATTTATCGCGGTACAACAAAATACATTACTCCCTATTTAGCAACAGTTGCAGCACATGCACCTAATGCTAGAATAGATTTTGATTATAACATGACGCATTTTGATCAATCTTCATGGAATGTTTCATCATCAATTGCCATTACTGCAAGCGCAGCCCCGACAGTTACAGTAGCAAATGGTTATACAACTAAACCAAAGTCTATGGCAGATAAAGACGTTCTCGAATCCGATCTTGCATTTATTAATAAAACTAAAAAAAATACTGTAGGCGGGATTGAGGTAACTCTCCCTAGAAATTGGAAGAATTCTACTACAGCAAGCGGTAACTACACGGCTAGTGTTACAAATATTCTTGCTAGATTTTTTTCTAATAATGATGTAAGTCCCGCAGTAAGGTTTAGTGTGGATACTGAATTGCTTCTTCAAAATGGGCTGACACACACCTTTGCAGTAAAAATTCGTAACGGAGAAACAGTATTTTCTGATGGTCCAGTAACGTTAAAAACATATGTTTATGATAGTTCAACTGGTGGCACATTGCTGAATACAATAACTTCATCAGTTTCTTCTTCTGCATTAACAGGTCAATGGTATACATTATCTAATACTTTTACTGCTAGCACTAACACGTATTTAATGTTTGAATTAAGCAGTTCTGCACAGTACCGTTTTGGGGTTCCTGCTTCAAGAACAAAAAAACAATCTAAGTTTTTTTATCCCCTAGCAATTGATGTGGCTGGTTTGTGGCAACAATCCTCTGCCCCAGATTGGAAATTAGAAGACCCTGATAATATTTTCTATAAGATTTCTACACAAAGGACTAAATACGTTTATACAGATGATCTTACCATTGCGGCAACCACACTTGCACCACCCTCACATGGATCATTTAAATTTTACATGTCTCCATCTATTAAACTTTCTAAAAATGGAAATTATTTAGAAAGCACAAAATACTTTACTCGCATGTTAGATCAAGAATCTAAAACTCCAGTAATTGTATCAAATTCAGTAGAAATTGACGGTGCAGAGTATCAGATGGTAGAAGTATTCTTTGGCTCAGAAGACGACTATGACACAATGGAATTAGATATTAATTTAAATGCTGCTACTACTGGTGCTAGAATGCTTTTCAGTAAACCGGAAATTGTTAAAATTGATAGTTGGAATTTTATGAATTGGGAGTACTTCCCCATTGAATCTCCTTTTTATTCAAATAGGCCGGGGGAGTCATTACTTCATCCTTTTCTACCAGATTCTAATAAAAAAGTAACTCTTCCTAACGGTTCATCTGTAGCGAAGCCAGTCAGTAATGTTTTCTACAACACTAATTCTTTTGCAAACCTTGGATACCCCTACAAACAATCTATTTTGAGTAAATACAATAGATTCAAATACTATCTATCAGATAATGATCCAGCAAAAGATTCTACCGTAATTAGGGCACAGTACAATGATTATTTAAACATAAATAAATTAGTTGTAAAGGCTTCTAATGCTCTAGTAGATATGACTACTACATCTGGTAGCGTAAAACTTTTAGGGCCGGGAAATGCGGTGCTGAATACTATTGCGTGGGGCAGCGGGGACTTTGATAGCAGTGGAGTCATGGTTCTTTACTATGATAATTTAAACTGGTCAACATCTCGCGGATCATGGACTCCACCTAAACTTACTGATTCTGGAATTTTACAAAATGTTACTGCTAGTGTGACTGGCGTTATATTTATTCATAATGGAGCCACGGTAGCCTCAAATAGAGCAGACAGACTTTATTCTGCTGTTCATAAAAAACCAGAAATTCGATCACACATTATAGAAATTTCTCCAAGATTGGAAGTAGATATTAGTGATCTTATTCAAACATTTACAACAGATAAAACTCTTGACAATCAAGATACTGTAGCAGGATTTCCTATTGGATACATGAACTCAAATACTGGTGGATTGGATATTCACAACATTCCTGTAATTAAAAATACTTTTCCATTTACAATGTTTGATGAAATTTCAGAAAACGCAACATTTTCTAATATTATGAGACAAAATGTAAAGTTTACTGTAATGATGGTTTCTCCATCTTTAGATTTTACCGACGAAATTCCTTTTATGACAATGTATTCAGATTCATGGGCTGTAAGTGGAATAGATAAAGTTTCTGTAAATCTTTTTGATATGGCAAAGGGACGGATGATGGCAATGGAAGACCCCGACTATTTTGCTTGGGAAGAAGACTTATACAGTACAGTTACAAATCTTTTGGATTTTGCTGGAATTAGTGATTATGATCATGATGCTATTAAACGAATTCTTCTTAATAAATCTAATAAAACCTCATACTTTTGGTGTGAGAAAAAAGGTAACGTATTTGATACATTAAAAAGTTTGTTTGTTTCTCAACAAATTGGGGCGTCCTTTGACGAATATGGGATTATGAGGTTTTTTGACCTTGACGACATAATTTCTAGATATGCAGGGAAAAAATTTAAACCAGATTTTGCTATTACAGATGTACCTTTAAGAATTAATACAGCCAGTGGCGCTATTACTTATGAGGCCAATATTATGCAAAATTCTTATACTCCAACCATTAATAGTAAAATTGGTAAAATTATTGTTCAATATCGTGTTGCTAACAAAAATATTAGCGTAGACAATTCACAAAATAACAATATAAGAAAAACTACAGCAGACATGGCGGCTTGGCAAGAAAAAGATGACATTGGTCTTCCAGATAGTTTTATTGCACGCACAGTCAACGCTAGAGATAACTCAATGTTTGCTCTTCCGGCTTTGGCTTGGAGTCCCGGCATAGTTCATATTTTAGGTGGATATTCTGGTTATGGATTCTTAGGTGGAGAATTAATTTCTTGGAATGGATTGGAGTTTTCATTCACTCCAAAATTGTCTCCCGATGCGGGACAACTACAATCAATCTCTAGAGTGTTATTTTCAGATAAAGATGCTGACGTAATTGTTCAAGATATTTTGGCCTCTAATCCAGATATTGTTACCGTAGATTATGCATTTACTGGAAAAGTTACAGGAGTAGCCAGAGGGCAAAAATTTACTTCCGTAAGAAATCATTACATGTATGATGATGGAAAAAATACTCCTACAGGATATGTATCCCCAACTGACGATAGTTTGACTCAGTATTTCGACAAAATATCTATTAATGGCGTTACTCCATCGGCATCCTCTACTGGTCTTGGCGGGAATGTAATTACTTTTGATAAGAACGTTGCAAGCATTATTGTTCGTAGGCAGGAGCATACTAGCACTAGAAAGCCTTCTGTTCTTTTAGCCAAAGGCGGCGGTGAAATTGGTGACCCTAGAGTACCCTATACTGCATCTAAATTTAGATTTTTTAGTACAAAATTTGTTGCTCCCGATTTTACTAAGAATCATTTCGGAAGGGACGATGAAACAATCTTGCTTGAGTTAGGATTCTATATCGGTCATCAAGAATCTCCGCTAATGATTGGTATTAGAAATAATGGTAAACATTCTTTTGTGGCGTTAAACGATTTTTCAAGAACTACAACAAAACCTTATAAAGGCGCAGCGCATAATCAAAGGGATGGCGCGGCGTCTTCTAAACTTGCCAGTGTTGACAACGTGTTTGATGGTAAAGAACATAGACTTTCTATTAAGTTAGATGATTCTGAATTAACTGTCTGGGTAGATAATGAACTTGCTGGAACATGGAATCTATGTACTCCAAGAGGCTTGTCTTTTAGTCGTCCCAAAAGAACTAATTGGGGTGTATATGTAGATAATCTTTCTAAAAAGAATGGAACAAACGCAGGAAATCGACCACTTGCAGATGCTTATCACGTCAAGATTACCGAAATGTATGCAGTTGATGATGCCTTAGGAAAACATGATTATGGAATTAATCCTAAAAGGAATACTTTTCATCACTGGAGAACTGAAAAATTTCTTGACCTTATTTTAGAAAAAAATGTTAATGCTGAACCAAATTATTATTTTTGGGCAGGGGCACAAATTCCTTTACATGGAGCGCATTTCTATGAAGATCAAGAATTCAATACCGCTCCCGCGCAACCATTTAGCCTAGTATCTCTTTATACCGGATATAATCCCGGTGGTACAAAGGGAAGGGTTAATACATTGTCTACGGTCCTACCTTGGAGAGATGTAACTATTTCAAGTATTTATGCTAATCCATTCAGATTCTCGTTAGGTATAGTTAATAAATCTAAACAATTAGTTTTTATTGCTAGTGCTGACAATAAAATAGAAGAAGGATCAGTTCCCAATATTCAATTAAATGGTGCAGTTTTTGTGCCCGGTGAGCAAGCAACATTAGAAAAAGTAATTAATGCTGCAAACGTTAATAATAGTATTACGCTTACAACTGATTGGATTCAATCAAAAGAAAATGCTAATCAATTAATTGATCGTGCATCCAGACTTGCAAATACTTTTAACATTCAGATAGATTTAGATTTGTTTGGAAATCCATTGATTCAGGTAGGAGATATTTGTCAATTTGTCTATACATTGAAAGGAATTGGGTATGATCCAGAAAATCAAGGAGTTATTCCTAAATACTACCTTGTCAAATCTGTTAAGCAAGATTTTACCGGAGGATTGAAAACATCTATTTCTATGAGTCCGATGTTCGACCTTAAATACGACAATATTAGTTAAACTCAAAGTTTGCTATAATTAAGGTTATATGGGAGTTTTTAATGTCTAATTCTGCAAAAAGAAAAGAA